CCTCTTGCTTTATGTATCACCTGACGCGACACGATGCCATGACCAACGTCGCGCTCTTCCTCATACCGTACAGGGTCGTGCATAGGGTACAAGTGCTTGGTCGGTGTGTTGATGTCAAACCGTGATCCTTTGGGGACTTTGTGCTCGTCCTCCATCGCACGGAACTGCTTCTGGTTAACCACTTTGGGTTCACCCACCGTAACCTCACCAATAGCCTTAGCCTTGCCTTCACCAGTGCGGACAATCGCCACGCGCTTACCAACGTAGGGGCGCAGTGTGTCGCTATTGCGTGACTCAAGGGTCTTATGCCCATCGACAATCATGTCAGCGTACCTCAGCCCTGCCTTGGTATCGCTCGCTACATTGATGCCCATAGGGGGCTTGCTTGGGATCATGGAATGTCCTTCATGAATGCCGCCCATTATGCCTTCACCAACATGGCACGTCCACACTTTTCAAAGTGTAGTTAACTACAGTTTTAAACTGCATATGGGTTTTCTCTTCCACGCGCACGTTTGTTGTACTCGTCGGCGTCGTATATGTCGTCCTCGTCCAGATCCTCGCGAGGTGGTGCATCAATGCTGATCCAGCCGGCATCACGCATGTACCGTAAGCCCTGTGAGATGCAGTCAACGAACTCGTCATGCGCCGTCTCAGGGAATGAGCAGATCTGGCTGACCATGCCTTCAGCCCAGTCCCTCACGAATCCCTTGCGCTTACTGCTCTCAGGCACCCACACACGCCCTGCGCGGATGATGTTGGACACAATGCTTAGGCGCTGGGTCTTGTCCGCTCTGCCGGGGTTGTACCCAATCACAGGCAGGTGCGCTCGTTGCAAGTCTTGTATAAGACTGATGCCGGCGGCTTTGTCCTCCACCAGCAGTAAGTCAACGCGCTTCTTCTCTTTGCCTTCACCGTACACCGACTCGAACTCGTCAATGATCTTGGGGCGCAGATCTGGGTAGGTCAGCTTCTCCTGCCAGCAGTCGATCACCATCACGCACATGCCGCCGTCCATTGGCTTGTATGCGCCCAGTGTGATGCACCCAGTAGGGTCGTTAGCTTCACCGTCTTTGTATCCACAGTCGTAGCTCTGGATAATGAACTCGAACTTGGGGAACGGCTTGTTGTTGGGCCACAGCTTGAACCATTCCCTCTTGACGATGCCGCCCTCTTCAGGGTCGATGATCTCGGCGTGGATCTCTTGCCGGCCTAGGTTCGTACCCTCGTACTGCAGGATCTGCTTTTGGAATGATGGCGCCAGATTCTTCATGTTGCTGTACGTGCTGGCGCGTGTGATCACCACGTCGTCACCCTCACGGTCAATCAACTCCATCACTACCTCTTTGGGCTTTGGAGTTGTGGAGCATATGAGCTTGGTGCGTTGGCCCAGTCGTATGCCGAACTGGATCATGTCCCACGACTCGCGCAAGTACTCCCATGCCGCTAGCTCGTCCAGCCAGCCACCGTGGAACTGTGGGCCCCGGAAGCGCTCTGGCTCCGACGCTGGTATGCCCTTGATGAAGCTCCCATTGATCAGGTGGATCTCGTGCAGGCTGGAGTTGTACTTGGCTATCAATGCAGGCGGGATCACGGATATAAGCCCTGAGTCACCCTCGAAGCATGTACCCTTCAAGTCGCCGCTGGTAGGGGCTGAGACAAGCCATCGTGTGTTGGGTTGCTCCCATGCCCATGATGCCAAAGTTTCAGCGGACGCCCTAGTTTTACCGGCCCCACGACCCGCGAGCATCAGCCATATGTTCCACCAGTCACCCGACGGCTCTATCTGGTGCTTATGCGCCTGTTGGCCCAGCCACTTCAACTGCCAATTGATAACCGCCTGCTCAATGGGATGCAGGGTTTCAAATTCCTTTTTGATGCTGGGATCGTCCAGCACCGCATCTAGTGCGCTCATTCTGATTGGCGTTGCAACTTAATTGACTTGAGCAACTCACCGAACACGTCCACGTTGTGCTCAATCACCAATGGCTTGTTGTCGTCACCTACATGCTCTTGACGCGCCAGCTTGGGTATGTGGTACTCCACCACCGACTGGAACATGTCAAACGCTTTGGCTGGGTTAGGTGCCACAACGTATGCACCGTCGGCATCCTGCACACCCTCAGCGACCTTGTCGAGCCATCCAGTGAGCCTGTGAGCGTTTCCATCAACAAATGAGGCTATGGCCTGCCTTGCCTCCGTTGTGGCCTTGTTGGGGCTTCCTGCTGGCCTTCCTGCACCCTTGTTAGCTGTTGCCATGATCATCTCCAATAAAATCGAATTGTTTATTGTATATGTTAGTGGTTACCAACCAACTCGTCCACCTGATGCTTTACGAATAACCTTCATGGGTTTATCCACCTTTTCATTGACTTCAATGTCATCTGGTTTGACTTTGTGTCTGTCCAATACTTTCCACAAAGCATTGTTTAGGATCTCGTCTTCATGGGTGCTTGGGCTGATCTGTTTGTAGCCTTCGTAGGCTTCGCGCACGTCGTCGCCATGCACGGTTACGGTGTCGAGGTGCCTACCATCTTTGTGGGTGACATCCCATGCACGGTCTTTGAACTTGTACTTCTCTGCCATATATGTCCTTTCACGCAATTGTTTCAGCGCATTCATATGGACGTGAGTTTAACCTGAAGTTTGTTTGCTTGTGAAGTCTTTACCTGCTTTGTATCCTTTGTTGTATTCCAACATGAGTCTGTATTGGAATACGGTGCTGAGGTGCTCCATGAATTCGATTGCACTCTCTTCGGCGTTTCCCTCAAAGGATAGGTAGTTGTCGGCGAAGTCCATCACGCCTATTTCGTCGCCGTTCTTGTTGTAGAACGAGATCTTGCTGTCGTGCCTTGGCATCTTGGTGCCAGACTCTTTGCCTTGTGCGCTCATGATGTCCTCACTCTGGTGAACTGTTCAAGATGCGGTGCTCTGCCCAGCGCTTGTAACTCTTGAGTTCTTTGTTCTCGGCTTCTAAGCGCTCCACCTTGCTCTGTAGATTCTTCAGGCGGCTCATGGCTTGGTCGATCCAGTCCTTCACCTCCATTGGCATGCTGAACTCTTGTTCCTGCTTCACCGTCTTTTTGGGTGTAGTTAACTTCACCGTCTTCTTTGGCGCGGCTTTCGCCGCCACCTTCTTTGCTGTTGCCATTAGTGTCCTTTTGAGAGTTTGAATTGGCGCTCACGGATGGCATCGATCTCCGCCCACAACTTGATGTAGTAGGGATCGTCCGTGGGCAGGTGATTGTTCAACTGCAGTGTAGTGTGGCAGTCCTGCAATGCGCGTAAGCACATGTTGGAGTCGTACTCCCTGAACTTGTTAACGCAAGTCTCGCGTAGTTGTCCGTAGTTCATTCTGTGTATCCCTTCAAGTATGCGCGGACAACATCCATGTCTCGTGCAGATACAGTCCATGAATCAGCGTTGCCGCCGTCGAGGATCAAGCCGCCCTCACCCTTACCAGAATAGCCGTCGTTGCCCAAGATGGTGCCAACGTAGTAGCGAGTGATGAACTGCCCAAACTCTGTGTGTGGGTAGCGAGCATCATAGAACTCCACCAAAGGCTTGTCGCTCTCATTGGTGAGTTTGAAGTCACGACCGTACTTCATGCCCTTGTCAACTACGCGAATGTTGTATTTGTCTACTGTGATCATGGTAATTTTCCTTATTTCAAAATGGGAGTTGACCGTATTTGCGTTCTGCATGAGCACGAACTGCACGATAGAACACGTCCACTGGAGTGCTGTTGTCAAAGTTTTTGCCTGATGCCCAATCAGAACCAAGAATGTCGCTCATGTATCTGTTGGAACATGCAACTACTTGGTCATCATCGTTACGTGTGAATCGGCTTTGAATTGCTTCTGCGGCTTGATGTGCGTTCATTTTGTAATCTCCCTTTTAAACCTGCTAATTTTGCAGTGAATGAATTCTAACATGGAATTACAGAAGTAATTTAATAGGGACATACCCTAATACAATTAAATTTGATAAACAGCCAGTCTTCCGGGGTTATGCCACTCTGCAAACAGGCCCATACCGATCAGCGTATCGCGTAGCTCAGGCTTGATGCTGTCACCCCACACGCGAGCGCCATCGTAGTAGTTCACCCAGTTAGATGATCCCTCGTCCTCAGCACTGATGCTGAAGTTGCCGTTGTCGTCGTGGTGCTCGTAGACGGGTACGCCCATCTTGGTCAGCTTGTTAAAAGCTTTGATGTAAATGCGCTTCATACTGCCTCCATGCTCACGGGGTTCATCTTACCCAATGCCACCTGCTCGCGGTAGGCATCCAGAATGAATCCGTCCATCTTGTT